GTGTAATAATACGCTTATCACCAGAATAGTGTAAAAATTAAGATAGTATATAGTCAAACAAATATATATATATAACAGGATGACCAGGAGTTTTTAAGGCTAGAAAACTCCAAACTTCACAGTAGCAATTTACTCACCCATTGGATTGTTAGTAAAGGCTCCACAGAAGCCATATTTTTCTGATTCTGTTTCAGACTCTGATTCCATGTGGAAGTGGATCTCTCCCTCATACTCATCCATGTCTCGCTGATCCTGAAGTAATTTCTCTTGAAGCGCATCATGCTCTTCTTGCGCGGCATATTCTTCCTCATAGACCTCATAATCTTCCTCGGGTTTAGCTTTAAAGCGTCCTCTCTTACCAGGTTTTGTGCTACTGCCTACTGCATTTAAAATCTGATTTGCAAGTAGTTTTTCTTCTTCCCGTTTTACCATATTTTCCACGTGAATGGGTATTGGACCCTTACCTGGTATACGTGGATCGGGATGAGCTAATGATGGCGAACTAATTATATCGGCCTTACCAGTTAGGTGTTCCACATTTTCAGCACGCTCTTCATCGTGTACAGTCCATTTATTTTTGAGAAGTTGATGTATAGATTTTTCCTCTTTTTTGGGCACCCATTTAGTCGTACTACTACTACCTAAGTGAGCATTAAAGGCCGGCAAATCTGCATCATCCATCTCTTCAACCTCAGGACTAGCTTGTAACTCTACTTCTGCCTTAGCAGGTTTGACTACATTATATTCTTTACGAACTTCTGGAGCTACATAGAGCATGGCAAAAACTTCAGGTTGTGGATACTCATTAGCATCATTTATGTATTCTGTCACTTCATCTTCATCAACCCCCTCATATACAGATTCTACATTGAGGGGTTGTCTACCAGTAGACCTATAAGCATTATAAGCTTCTTTTAGTAACATGAAAGAATCGGTGACGCCCAACGTCAGGTACCCGTTGCCCAAAAGTCCTGACATTATCTTGGATATCCTAACCTTAGAGTCACTATCAGATACTCCATGGTAGGCAGCATTAACTCCAAGATTAAGTGGAGATAATTGTGGTACAATTATTTCTTTATATTTTTCATCAGAAGTAACATCTTCTGGAAACAAGTATTTATACAATGTCATACCCAAAAATGGCACTATAGTAAGCTGGTTCATCTCAGGCTCTCTTTCTACCAACGTGTACTGCGGAGAAACATCATAATATTTCCATGTTTCACCATCATATATTTGCAGTACATCTATGGGTTTTATCGGAAAGCCAGACGATTTTGCAACAGTTTGCATTGTCTTTAACAGATTAGGTAAGTCTTCGAGGCTACCTATACTAATACTAGACCATGCATATTGCAAAAAACCACTACCTATTACATCCATTTCTGTAGTACCAGGGACCCCAGAATTTAACCCTCTATTTTTTCTCATGCAATTATGCTTAACAGTTAAAACAGGTGTCGATGAGTAGTATTGGTGCATAAACTCGATAGCACCATACCATGCACTAGATAATTGTAATTTATCTAAGAAACTAGTCTGTTCTCCTAGCTTCTCCATTTGGGGTAATGTGAGTCTCATATTAACAGGTACAAATGAGTTTAACATTGAATACATACTAGCAGTGAATACTGGTTTTTTGATTTTCATATCCATCCCCTCAACGTCAGGGCCTAACAAAATTTTCCGCCCGTCACGGGTGGTGATCACAATCAATTGGTCATCACCCCACGATATCATATCCATTGTTCCAAGCGCACGCTCTCTCATAATCCACTCATACAGGTCTTGGGCCCCACCCTTCGTGTATGTAAAACCTATTGCGGATCGGCGTGTTGTTAGACCACGTTTATCAAACATCTTCAAGAACGGATTTCGTGGATGATCAGCATATTGCAAATCCCACATTTTCTTTGCATTATAAATTATGCCTCCAAATATTAATCTTAAACATAGCGGCATAACCCAAAAAGGTCTAACTTTTGTAAAGTATTCACTTCTATCATATACTCCTTTCTTAGGGCACAACATAGTAACTATTATTGGTTGGTTCTCTTGTTTATTCATATATGCCCAAGTTTGTTTAGTGCCCTCTCCCATAAATGTTAATAACGCCTCAGCTCTGACTAACTCATCGTTAATGACATCAGAGGTAGTGATGCCCGACACAAAGTAAGGGGCTCCAGGATGTGAGTCCATTACTATAGGTGCATCAAGATCTCTAACCGATTGATCAGTAAGTGTGGCGGCGTGATCAGGGGTACCATAACCTAGGTATTTCTCTATATAAGCGAATATTTCTTTTGTTAACGTATAATCAGTTCCTTTCTTTAATTGAGTTGTTATTCTTGTAATTAATGCCTGTGGCGTGCCACTTCCTAAGTACTTCTTGTTTAATTCCATTATTACATTCTCCCTATAATGTATATTTATATTGTTTTTTATCCTATTCTCCAATAGTGCTACAATTGTTTTGTCTGCAGCTCCTATTGGAAAGGTTTGGGTGAATGGATTTAGTACCAAAGGACTTCTCAGATCTACTGGTTTCGTAATTCCTGGCATATCTGCGCGGATTGATGCCATGTTTGAGAAGGCATTGGTACTAAGCAAGGCTTGTTTGAGCACATCATTATTAGACAATCTCTTCGCAGTAATATCAGTATCAAGGCTGGGTGCAGTGAAGGTGTGGAACTTGATTGACTCAGGTTCAACAACTCCACTACTGCTTGATGCTGCCTCGCCAGAGACTTTAACGTACTTAAGTGCTGTAGAAAGAGAAACTGATCGCTTTGACTTGTCATAGAGAGCCATTTTATTAGTTGCTATGTTGCGAGTGGATTTCCACTAACAGTTACGCACTGTTAAGCGTCGCTTTTTCAGCATCTTTAGTGTGGATCGGACAGCTACATACCTTGATGTAGTCTTCTTTAAATTCATCCACATTGTTTATTTTTATAGTATTATTTGAGGCAACAACTGATGGTCTAGGAGTGTCAGTTGGTTTTGGGTCACACAGTCCATATGGTAAGTGACCTCTTAGAGGGAAATTTACTGTTCCAGCATTCGCCATACCGGTAAATTCCATGATTCCTGTGAATCTTATAGAACCATATACAGTAGATGGTTGTAAGCCAGCACCCGTTAAATATAAATTTCCAGGTGATGAATCCTGAAGGTCTGGATTAACTACACCTGTGGCTGCAACTACGTACCACCTCGGATCTACCAACACAGTTCTACAACCAATTTGTGCTGATATATAAGGTGATCCTTGAAAAGCGCCAGACATGCCAGCTATATCATTGTATAGCCAGGCAGTAGAACCTGATGCAGAGTTCGCATCAGAATCTATACCTAAAGCAATGGAACCACCAGAACTTGTAGGCACTGAGGGTTCATACTCAACACGCAGTGATTTGAAACGCCACTTTGAATAGCCACTAGCAACTAGTGCAAGTGGTTTGCCAAAGGCATTGTTTTGTGAAGTTGAGTAAAAACCAGTCAAAGGGTGTAGAGCGTAGACAGTAGCAACAGTGGACGCAGAGTTGGCAGTTAAAAATGGCTTATTTGTTCCATCGGTCTGTACAAATAAAGCCACGGCATCAAAAGGTATTTGAACAATACTCATTCTTTCTATTTGATGTCGTGCTTGTGCAAGGCTAACTGGCACACCCACGTTAGCAGGTTCAGGACGCTGCATGGTAGTATAAGCAAAATTCATATTACGAAGACTACTCTTACTGAGCTTATGCTTCTTTTTCTTGTTATTTAATTTTCTTTTTGCCATTGTCGTGCCAGCATATGCACCAAGCTCACCAAGTGCACTAGCCAGTGCATTACGTTTAAAATTTC